TCAACCGACCTAACAATATACATTTATTCACTTCGTTTCCTCCCTTCGCCCCCGGCATTGCACCGGGGGCTTTACATTCTTCTTTATTTCCGTGCAGCCTCATCCAGCGCCGCATCCAGAATTGCATCATCATCCTGCTTGACCTCTCCCGTCTCAGGATTTACATTCTCCGGCACGTCCTTCGCCTCGGCATCAATCACCGTCTCGTCTGGCATATCCGCCATGTTCACGTCGATACCGCTCTTGATCGTCTCGTCCTGCGCTACCGCCCGGACGAACTCTGTCTTGATAGGTGCGTACTTCAAAGCTTGTTTCAGCACCGTCTTTTTCGCCATAGCATCGAAGTTTGTGCTCCACGGCGAGAACCCGGAGCCGGCCGCCTTGCTGTACTTCTTCATGTGCGCCTGGATATCCTCAACGCTCATGACCTCAAAGCCATAGCCTCCGCTCTTGGTATGCCACACGGCATAGTACAGAATCACCGCGCCCCGGTCTTTCAATGCAGGGATATGTTTCAATGTCGGATTCAACCCAAGCTCATATTCAAACGTGTCATTTTCGTGAACCTCATGTGCCTGTATATCTGTTATCTCCCCGGACCGATAGGCAAGGTCAATCAGGCCTTTGTCAGCTATCCCGCAGTTTCCCATCCTGCGGGGCCGGACTATATCTTCTCTCTTTCGAGAGCCATGCACTTCGACGGGTAACTCGTCCTCCCGCCTACTCGGTTACATTCATCACCGATAGTCTCTACACTACAAATCCAACCTCATGCCCTTTGTATTTTCCGTCTCTTTTGATTGCCTTTCCGATAGCTGCCGCTGTTCCTTGAATTGCTTCAGCTAATTCTTTCATGCATGAGTATTCGGTTCCGTCGCAGTAAACTTTCTTTCTGTTTCCATACGTCGGCATACGTTTATGCGTTTTCCAATACTTCATAATTCCTTGCCGTTGCTTTTCAACAACATCACGCGGAGTTTTTCTCCCGGTCAATGTCTCGCTGATCTTATTTCTTACTTCTTCTGTGACCGTATACCCTCGAAAAACTCTGTTGTAATGTGGTTTCAGCTTTTCAATGTAGTAGGCTTCTCTTTCCCGTAAATCCTCAAGGCTGCATTCCTCTAGGATTTTCACTTCAAAACCGTCTCGCCCATACTGTTTAATGTCGTCGGCAAACAGTTTTGTATGAAGTTTATTCTTGCTGAAATGCTGCCCCATTCTGTGCTTTACGTTGTTTGTTGAGCCTATATAAAATCTTCCATTGGCAAGGTTTGTTATTTGGTAAACCGCAATCACGCTATCACCTCCCATTAAGAGAGGTCGGATTTATAGCACGGGATTGCCCTTTGTTTTGGTGGGTTCCCCCGTTAGCACGCTTTCGCGCACACCCCTGAGTAATAGGGTTCACACAGTTTTACTTGACCGCAAATGTTCAGCCAAGCTGGAACTGGCATTCCAACGTCCCGTGATTTTTATAGGGAATCAAGTACGCCTGCCCCAAAGGTGTGTTCGGCTCGACGCCAAGCTGCGCGGCCTGCATCATAGCGCCCAAAAAACTTTTCGGCGTGCATTGCGCCAACGTCGGATTCGTGCTCATTGCCGTCAGCACCATGCGCGTGAACCGCTCCGGCGTAATGACCGAAGGCAGCGCCTTTTGAATCTCGCCCTGCATGGAGACAATCAAGTCCTTCATGCTCTTCTGCGGCTTCGCCGCCGCCTGTGTTGTTGCCTGTGTGATTGCTCCGCCTTTAATGTTTGCCATTGTTATTCCTCCTCCTCATTCAAACCGCTTATTATAAATCCTATCCCAAATGTCTCTGGCAATTCTTTGCTTCTTATGAATTGCGTCGTATGCAATTACATTTTCATCATCTTCATAATCTCCAGTGTCAGCGTAACACTCCCACTTGTTGTAAAGATCGTTGTCCTTTCCTTCTAACTCCCACATTTCCTTTTGCAAAGTATGTGTTTTTTCGAGCATAACATCCTGAATAAATTGCCATTCCTCAATCCTAAACTTCATACCACTCACCCCGCAATCTTCAAAACCCTAGTGGGATTTCCCACCTTAACATACTGCTGCCATACGTCCGGCTTCTCCGCCTTCAGACGCTTGCTGTCAATCGTCGTGCGTCCGGCCTGCGTTTTCCATGTAACCTTCCGCCCCTCGGCTGTCGTCCCCGCTTCGGCGTTTCCAAGCATGACGCGAAGTTTATTTTCCTGCTCGTCGATCTGTGCTTTGATTGACTTAGCGCTTTCCTTCAGACCGTCCAACGCCAGGAAAATTTTGTCAGCCTCGCTCGGCAATTCAATCGCCGGACCGCCGCCGCTGAACTTCTCAGCCAACGCCTGCGTGCAGCTCTCGGAGCCGTCCACGTCCGGCATTTCCTTTGTCTCGACCTTCCGCCAAAACTCCGCCTCGGCTTCCAGCAGCGCCTTAATATCGTCCTCGTTTCGCGGTATCTCTTTCCAGACAAAGTGATTGCCGCCGATCAGCGCCGCAATGTACCACGTTTTTGCTCCTGTAACAGCCATGTAGTGCTGACATTGGACGTAGTACGCATCAGGAATGTTGTCCCCGTCCCAAGCTTTCGCCGCAAAGCCGTTGGCCGTCTTGCATTCAAGCCCGGCGTCCTCATTCGCGACAATCCTATCAACCGACGCCAGGAGATAAGGGATTGTGTCATGCTGCAGCAACCCGCGACGGTGAACAACCTTTCCCGTTCGTCTTGTAAATTCAAGCGCGACAACATCTTCTAACAGCGCCCCCCAATAAACATACTCGTTATCCTCCAGGTTCTCCGGCTCCGCCTGCCCTGTTTTCTCTAGCCAAAGCTGGAACGGAGACTTCCAGTTATTCAGCCCGACGATCACAGACGCATCGGAGCCGCCGATTCCCTTATTCCTTGCCTCCAACCATGCGGCCTTATCCTGCATCTGCTCGACCGTCATAATCAGCTTTGCCATTCGTCTGACCTCCCATCGTATGCCTCGTCAGCCTTCCGACAGAATATCTCCCACGGGTCCTCACGTTCCGGCTCGTCCTCGTCCGACCAAAGAGAATCAATCAGCATCGGATTTTCGACCTCGTTTACCATTTACAAAACCTCCCCGCCCGTGATATAATCACGATATAGCCTTTCAATTTCATAGGTTTTCCCACTCACGGCCTAACGTTTCCCAGAGCGTCAGGCCTTTTTCTTTTGCTCCTGCATATATAACCACGCCTTGTACTGACCATAGCTCATGCCTTTTGCTTTCGCCGCCGTCGCCAAATCCTCAATACTCGGCACTGGCTTTTTCGGTTCCTTCTTCTTGAACCACTTGGGATGTTCCGCTTTTTCGCGCTCCATTTCACGGCAAACGTCGCACGTCATTCTATGCTTGCCTTTCAGAATGTATGAGAACTCTTTCCCACACACGTCGCACGTCGTCGTGATTTTGATTGCAGTCATTTCAGCCATTCTTTCTTTACTCCGTTTATGCGATTCACGGTATGCTGCTTGCGAACATCTAGGACAATACTTAGCGTGACCAGCGCGAATCGGAACCGCTACTTCTTTACCGCACCGCTCGCACTTTATGTACCTCACCCCAGCAATCCGCGTTTTGATTGGCGCCCTGCCACTCGTGCGTGCAGCTTTAAGTGCATTGTGGAACATTGCTGCGCGTTCTTTGATTCGCTCGTGATTCTTTTCTATGCGTATCTTGTACCCGCATTCAGGACAATACTTCTGCCCGTTTCCTTTGACCGGCGTCTCTTTCCCGCAGCATAAACATTTCATCGTCCGTGGTTTCATGAGATCACCCCGAACAAAAACCACGCTTCGAGCAAGAACACCACAAACAAAACCGCGTCCTGCGCGTCGTCCGTCAAGCTGTTCCATATCCTCATGCCACCTTCACCCCCTCCGGGATTTCATAAACGTCCATGTTGCGGGAATGCAAATGCTCGTACCGACACCCGCGGCTTCGCTTCCAGCCCGGCGCAAACAACACGGCATCGCAAGACTTCATCAAGTTTTTTGCCATTCGCAGGATTGTATCGTCATCAATAAAACCATCCAACGGCTTGAAATACTCCAACGGATTTACGATCACGTAATCATACTCACCTTCCTTGCGCCACAACTCCTCATACAGCTTTGCCAACGCCGCGGCTTTCTCACGATTCTCCATCCGCCCGCCAAACGGATGGCTCAAATAAATGCGCTTCATTCCTTCCACTCCCCCTTCTGTTCATCGGCCACCATATAGAACGTATAGCAAACGCACCCGACAAACGCCAAGCACGCAATCCCCGCAAAAACTCCATCAGCATTACAACCCTCCTAACGTCCACGATATCCAAAGTCCAAACCACAGCCCCAACGTCACCCCTGAGATAAAGCCGAACATTGAGGCCGTCAGTACGAACCGCCAATAGTTATCCATCGTTTTCACCTAATGCCTCTGCCCAACAGCGTTCACAGAACTCTGGCGTAAATTCGTCCTTTACGTCGCCCATCGTTGGCTCCATCCCGCACCACTTTCTGAACTTCGCCGGAAGGCCAAGATCGCACGGGCAATCCCCCATGATTGCCTCCTCAACATATCCTGGAACTTCTTCTTGTAAAATTTTGATTGCTTGAATTACTCTCTTCTTGTTCACGTCATGACCGCCTCCACTTCCTGCATTGAAAACCCTGTGGCCTGCGCAAATTTCTCGGCAAAGTAAATGTACTGCCCTCGCCCGAACCGCGCTTTCTTCGGCTGAATATACACACCCCAGTCAACCGACTTTGTGCGGAGTAGATTCCTCACCGTCTCTTGCGGTTGCCGAAGTAACTGCGCCACGCCTTCCGTCCGTAGCTGCTTCATGGTGTCACCTCCCACTTCTCCCTAAAGCCTTTTCTCCAAACTCCGTCGCCTTGTAGTTGCGAAATGTTATTTGTACGGTATCAATCGCGTCTTGTAAAGGGGAAACGCCTGCGCTTAACATAGAGATAGCCTGCCGAATTACGGCTGCATTAGATTGTATTTTCTTAATTTCCTTTATACTCATTTCGCCGCCGTAATAAATCTGAAATTCAATCCCCGGACTTTCAGCCAAAACAGCTTTTTCCATTAACATGATACGTACTCCTAATCATTTCTGAACTATAGCGGAATCCGTTAGTTTGTCGTCTAAAAAAATAGCGCTATCGACACGCAACAAATCTCCAATCTTCTTCATGCGTTCAACGTCAAGACGAACCTCGCCAGATTCAAGATACCGATATCCTTGCAAGCTCATATCAAGACCGTTCGCCATGAAGGTTTTTGTTACACCACGCGATTCGCGCACCCTACGGATATTCTCATGCACACCCATGTTGTCACCTCCATGCTGATATTATATCTAACGGATTTCGTTATGTCAACATTTATTTCAAAAATTTTCTCATGTTCCGTTAATTTTGTAACGTCGTATGTTATGTTGTGGTATAATATAGAAGGGAGGTGATAATATGTCCATCGGAAAAATTATACGAGAATACAGGAAAGCCGCACACTTGACGCAAGCGGAGCTTGGCGAGAAAGTCTATAAATCCGCACAAGTTATTTCAAACTGGGAGCGAGGATATACTACCGGCATAACGCCAGACGATTTAACAAAAATATCTTCCGCACTTGGGATTCAACCAGGGGAATTATTAAAAGCATACATGGACGAGCAGCTTCTTGGCGACGGCCCGCACCCAGCAAAACAAAAGCCAGGTTTTTTCCTAGACCCGGAGACAGTACGCCTTGCCAATGAAATGAAAGAAAACCCAGGACGCCGTGTCTTGTTCGACGCGACGCGCAATCTATCCCCGGAGAAAATAAAACAAGTAAAAGACTTTGTAGATTTCATAACCCGCGATCAAGATTTTTCGGAGTAACCGCTATGATTTTTACACGACTAAACACAAACCTTCCTTCCGGCGTCGGCGGATTTACATTGTGCGACGCAAACGGAGACTACACAATCTTCCTTAATGCCCGTGATTCACGCGAACACAATGAGAAAACCGTTGAGCATGAAATGGAGCATATAGAAAACGGCGATTTCTATAGTACAGGCGAAGCAGATTATATTGAGTGGTTGAGGCATAAAGGTTAGGAGGCGTTTGCCATGATGCCAAGTGAAAAACATGGATTATTATACGGACAATGCTTTTCTATTATGGGAGATTGCTTTACTATCTACTCTTTCTTTAAGGGAGACGGGAGTTTAGACTTGCATTTTGGTATTTTATTATCGTGGGGGCTTGGCGCTTTGTGTTTATATGAAATGTGTTGCCGGTATCAGCAAAGAGAAAAAGAACATCAAGAATATAGAAGC